GTTAGAAAAGTCAAAGACCTTGACCTTTACGAAGTTTCACTAATAAACCGCGCAAAGATACCCGCTTATGACGGGACACTTGTAGCGGTCAGATCCGCAGACGATAGCACAATCTTGAATATCAGCGATTGTGTGGAAGCAGAAGTTAACCTGCGGACGGAAGAGACGGCAGAAGAAGCCGTTAAGGAAGATATCAACGCGCCCGGCGCGATTGATTATAGCGAGTACCACAAAATCATAGAAGAAATGAAAGGAGAGTAAAACGCTATGAATTACAAGGGACTTGTAGAAAAGAAAAACGATCTTGTAACACGCGCCGAGGCTATTTTAGCAGACGCAGAGACTAACACAAGAGAGTTAACAGACGATGAAGCGCAGGAACTTGCGGAGATCCGCGACGATGTGCGAAAGATCAAGGAAGCGCTCAAGATCGCTGACGAGATCAAGGAAGAAAAGCAGGAGCTTAAGGAAGAGGGGGCTAAAGAAATGGCAGAAGCGCAGGAGCTTAAAGAGGCCGCTTGCAAGGAAGAAGCAGAGGTTAGAGCTTTCGAGTCTTATGTAAGAGGTGTTGTAAACGAGAGAGGCGATGACGTACCGATGACCAAGGCTGCTAACGGCGCGGTTATCCCTACAACGATCGCTAATAAGATCATCGCAAAGGTATACGATATTTGCCCGGTGCTTGAGAGATCAACCAAGTACAACGTTAAGGGTAAGCTCGTAGTACCTTACTATGACGAGACCAGCCACGCAATTACCGTAAACTATGCAGCAGAGTTTGAAGAGCTTACGGCATCCGTAGGTAACTTTGACAAGATCGAGCTTGATGGCTTCCTTGCCGGCACGCTTACACTTATCAGCCGTAGCCTTATCAATAACGCACAGTTTAACATTGTTGATTTTATCGTTGAGAGAATGGCTTACGCGATCAAGCGCTTTATTGAGGGCGAGTTACTGCACGGTACAAGCCAGAAAGTAGCAGGCTTAAGCGGCGTAACAAAGAGCATTACCGCAGCTTCACAGACCGCCGTAACGGCTGACGAAGTGGTAAGACTTCACGATGCAATCAAGGATGACTTCCAGGGCAACGCAGTTTGGATCATGAGCCCGGCAACCCGTACCGCACTTCGTACTTTGAAGAGCACAACCGGCTACTACCTGCTTAACGATGATGTTTCCTCACCGTTTGGCACAACCTTGCTTGGCAAGCCCGTTTATGTTTCCGACAACATGGAAGATATGGCAGCAGGCAAGACCGCAATTTACTACGGCGATCTTACCGGCCTTGCAACCAAGTTTAGCGAGGAAATGAACATTGAAGTGCTGCGCGAGAAGTACGCAACACAGCACGCCGTAGGCGTTGTAGGTTGGTTTGAGTTTGACGCAAAGGTAGAAGACGCGCAGAAGATCGCCAAGCTTGTTATGGCATCCGCATAAGGGGGTGCTTTAAATGTCGAATACGATCATTAAAGCACTTGCTACGTTTAGCGATGGCGTTACATCCCTTGCGATTGGAGATATCGCAGAGATCGATAGCACAAAGGCTACCGCGTTTATTTCCGCAGGGATCGCGGAAGAGTACACAGACCCTATTAGCCCAAGCGGATCTTTAAGCATTACCGCTAACGGTACTTATGACGTTAAGACCAAAGCAAGCGCAGTTGTCAACGTATCAGTTGCAACCGTAACTTATGACGTTAACGGCGGTACGGGTACAGTTGCGGCGGCTACTGCAATCAAGGGCAATAGCATTTCTTTAAGCGATGGCACGGGCATTACTCCGCCAGAGGATAAGACATTTAGCGGATGGGCCACAACAGATAGCGCAGAAGAGTCGGACGTAGAAAGCCCGTATACAGTAACCGCAGACGTAACACTTTACGCGGTATATGAGGCAGCCGAGTAAGGGGGCGCAATATGTTATATAAAGCCAAGGTTGACTTTGGCGGCATTATTTCCATGAGCGTTGGGGACGTTAGCGAGATCGCTGACGAGTCCATAGCTAAAGACCTTTTAAGCGCGGGGTATATCGAAAAGGTAGGCCCCGCCGAAAAGGTGGAAAAGCCGAAAAAGGCAGAGCCGAAAGAAACGGAAGAGCCTAAAACGCCAAAGAAAACAACAAATAAAAAGCCCGCAACCAGGGCGAAGAAAAGCGGGGTTAAGTAAGCCCCACAAAGGGGGTAACTTATGAGCGCTATAGAAAAGGTTAGCGATATCACGGCAACAGACGTTGCTAACTATCTGCGGATCGCAGAGCTGACCACAGACGATACAAACTTTATTACTACCGCTATTGCCGTAGCAAAGGATTATATCCTTAAATATACCGGCATAGAAGATGATACAGAGCTGGATAAGTACAAAGATATGATTATTGTAGTTTTTGTATTATGCCAGGATATGTATGACACAAGGGCGCTATACGTTGACAACTCAAACGTAAACAAGGTAGTTGATACCATTTTAGGCTTGCACCAAAGGAATTTATTATGAGTACAAGGAACGCTGGGAAATATAATAGGCGGATCGGGATCTATTCCATAACCAAAGGAAAAGACGCGGCGGGGTTTCCAACGGAAGTAGAAACCCTGGTATTAAACGCTTACGCAGAGGTTAAGACCACAAAGGGCTTTACCTTGATCGCAAATAACACCGATTTTGAGAAAGCGCTAACACGCTTCACGATCCGCTACCCGCAGACCGTTATAACCTACGATATGGTTATTAAGTACCGGGGCAAGACCTATACTATTGAGTATATCAATAACGTAGACGAGGCTAACGATGAGTTAGAATTGCAGGCAAAAGAGGTGGTTAACGTTGGCAAGGTTTGAGACAGAGCTTCCTAACGATTTAATCAAACAGTTTGAACGCCTGGATAAAGATACCGAAAAGATGCTTGCGGAAATGACGGAAGCAGGGGCGCGGGTAGCTTATGAGAATATCAAGGCAAACGTGCCTAAAAGTTGGTTATCAAGCAGCATTATGCGATGCTTGAAGATCACGCGGAGCTATAAAACGCCGAGCGATGACGGTATCAACACAAAAGTAGCTTTATACGGCTACTTCGTCAATAAGAACGGGGAAAGGATCCCCGCGCCACTTGTGGGAAATGTAACGGAGTACGGCAAAAGAAATAGCAAGTACCCAAAGCACCCGTTTTTGCGTAAAGCCTTTAGGAAAGCAGAGATTGAAAAGGCTATGCAGGCCGTGCAAGATAAATATATACCAAAGGGGTAAGCTTATGTTATTTAACTTCAATGCAGAAATTGAAAGCTTGCTAAATAATAGCAAGACCGGGCTAGGCGTACCCGTGGCATTTATGTTTTATGACGGCAACGCAGAAACCTACGTTACTTATATGCAGATGGATAAAGATAACGTGCTTGCGGGTGACGATCAAATTTTAGGTTGCGTACAGTATTACGATTTTGACGTATACAGTAAAGGCAACTACTTAACGGTTATTACTAACCTTATAAATATAATGACCGCCGCAGGGTGGACGTACCAGCCGAGCCGAGACGGCCCGGACCTATACGAGCGGGATACAAAATACTTCCACAAGACAATATGTTTAGCAAAAGAAAGCGAGGGTTAAAAAATGGCTAATATCGGATTATCTAATATCTGGTTTGCTAACCTTACCGAGGCCGCAGACGGTACGGCAACCTATGACGGCGCAAAGAACCTTGGTAAGGCCGTATCATGTAGCGTGTCGATCACTAACAACGAAGCAAAGCTTTACGGCGATGACGCTTTGGCGGAGTCTGACACAAGCTTCGCAAGCGGTACAATTACGCTTGGCGTAACAGATGATGACGACACAATTTTTGCGCCGTTACTCGGACACACAATCACTAACGGCGAAGTAGTTAAGACTTCCACCGATACCGCGCCTTACGTTGGCTGCGGTCGTATCGTTACCAAGATGGTAAACGGTGCATACAAGTATAAAGTTGAGTTTCTGTATAAGGTGAAGTTTTCCGAGCCGTCCAGAGACGAGACAACAAAGGGCGAGTCTATCGAGTTTGCTACCCCGTCCGTTGAGGGTGTAGTAGCAGCGCTTGGCGATGTAAACGGAACGTGGAGCAAGTCCAAAACGTTTACCACAAAGACAGACGCGCTTACTTATCTTAAAAACCTTATGGCAGCAACCGGCACAACTTACCGCGTGACGTTCGATCTGATGGGCGGTACTGGATCCATTGATGACGCAGACGTGACCGCAGGCCAGAGCATTAACCTTGATGATGGCACTAACATTACCGCACCGAGCGGCAAGGAATTTGCAGGCTGGGCAACAAGCGCAGAGGCTACAACGCCAAACGTAACAAGCCCGTATACACCGAGCGGAGACGTTACGCTTTACGCAGTATACACAAACGAGTAATTATAATAACGCAATTAGGGCGGGAGCTTTCCGCCCTTTTTGCGAATAAAGAAAGGGTTTTTAGCTATGGCAAAGAAAATAGAACAATCATTTATTGAGTACAAAGGCGAGAAATACGAACTTGTCTTTAACCTAAACGTTATGGAAGTTATCCAGGATCAATACGGAAGCGTAGAAACCTGGGGAGAACTTGTAGAAGCGCAGGCCGAGCCGAAAGCAAAAGATATTAAGTACGGCTTCACGGCGATGCTTAACGAGGGCATAGAGATCTATAACGAGGATCACGAAGACGAAGAAGACTTTAAACCAAGAAAGAAATTTACGGAACGGCAGGTAGGCCGCATTATATCCGAGATTGGACTTGCGGACGCTGCCAAGACCTTAAACAAGACGGTTATAGATAGCACAAAATCAGACGAAAAAAACTAATTATCCATGACGAGGTAACAGATCCTACTATAAACTTCGCATGGTTTAGGTTTATAGGAAGAACAAAACTAAAATACACTAACCACGAAGTAGGGCGCATGACCTTGCGGGAGTTTAACGCGGAATATCAGCTTTATAAAGATGACTTCGACTTTGAGCTAATGCTTAAAGCAACGCATACGACATACGAAAAGGCAAAGGCGAAAGCAAGGCAGGCGGAAGAGTGGTTTTAAAGAAAGGGGGGCGCACAGGTGGCAGGCTTCGGCGGATCCGTCAAGCTGACGGGGGAAAGTGAATATAAGAAAGCCTTAAAAAACATTCAGAGCGGGCTAAAAGAAGTTTCTAGCGAAATGAAACTTGTAAGCGCCCAGTATGCAAGCAACGATAAGGACACGGCGAAGCTATCAGCACAGAGCGCGGACCTTGCCAAGAAACTTACAGAGCAGAAGAAAGCGTTAGCAGAGCTAAAAAGCGCTTATAGCGCTATGGCTTCGCAGTATGACGCGCAGAAGAAAAAGACCGAGGATTTACAAAAATCCTACGATAGCGAAAAGAGCAAGCTTGCAGAGATCGAAAAGACGTTAGGCACAACGTCAGCAGAATATAAAGCGCAGGCGGCGGTAGTTGATAATTTAGAGAAAGAGCTAAAGGATAGCACGGCAGCAGAAGAGAGCATGGCGGGAAGCCTGCGTACTATGCGCGTGCAGATCAATAACGCCGAGACGAGCATAGTAAAGGCCGAGAATTCTTTGGACGCTATGAACAAGGAATTATCGGAAACGGACGAAGACGCTAAAGAAGCAGGGGACGGTCTGGAAGACGCAGGCAAGGCAGCAGATAGCGCGGACAAGAAGTTTAGCGCAGTAAGCGGAACGCTTAAAGCCCTGGGCGCGTCAATGGTTGCGGCGGTTAGTGGTGCGGTAGCGCTTGGCGGTGCGCTTGTGAAGTCTGCAAGTAAAGTTGCGGCATACGGTGACGAGATCGACAAGGAAAGCCAGAAGCTTTCCTTGAGCGCGGAAAACTACCAAAAATTAAGTTATGCTTTGGAGCGTAACGGATCCGATATAGACCAGGTATCAAAGGGTATCAAGACCATAACTAGCGATCTTTCAGAGTTTGCCGGTGGATCCGAAAAGGCGGCGGAGAAATATACCGCTATGGGAGTCTCCTTGCAAAATTCTGACGGATCCATGAAAAGCGCGGAAGACGTTTTGATAGACAGTATCACGGCTTTATCAAATATGCAGGACGAGACCGAGCGAAACGCTGCCGCTATGGAGCTTTTCGGAAAGTCTTACCAAGATTTACTTCCGCTACTCAACGCAGGCGGTGACTCTTTAAAAGAGTTGATGCAAGAGGCCGAGGATTACGGCATGGTTATGAGTGACAAGGCTGTAAAAGCAAGCGCGGCCTTTGAAGATAGCTTAACACGCATGAAAGGAGCAATACAAGGCTTTAAAAATGGCATAGGATCGGACTTGCTGCCGAGCCTTACAACCGTTATGGACGGTATAAGCCTTTTGGTTTCTGGCAACGAAGAGGGCGCGGAGAGCATTAAAAAGGGTATCAACGATATGGTTAAGAGTATAACCAACGTTATACCACAAATAATGGGCGTAGTTTCCACGATAGCGGGCGCGATTGTCTCAACTCTTCCCGATTTGTTAGGCGGTCTCACAGAGGGATTTTTAGAGTCCGCAGGGCAGATCATGCCGGCATTGTTGGAGATTGTACCGCAGATCATAACGACATTAACGGGATTATATCCGCAACTTTTAAAAGTTGGTATGGAAATGTTGGGGAAGATCCTTGACGGCTTGGGCAAGATGGCCCCGCAGGTGGTTAAAGCTATAAGCGCACTTATCCCGCAGATAGTAACAACGCTTACCAAAGGCTTACCGCAGATCCTGCAAGGTGCAATAACCTTATTTAGTGGAATAGTTAAAGCTATCCCCACGGTTATAAATGAGTTATTGCCTCAAATACCGCTTATTATCAACACGATAGTAACCACGCTTATAGATAGCGTTGATATGATCGTAGACGCGGCGCTTCAACTGTTTAACGGCATTGTTGAAGCTATACCGTTGATTATAGAGCAAATAACGCCGATGCTTCCAGAGATTATCACGACCATAGTAAACGGACTTTTGGCAGGATCAGACGCGATCGTAAACGGTGCGCTTCAATTACTTATGGGCATTGTTAACGCTATACCGCTTTTAATCAATGCGCTAGTGCCTCAAATACCGACCATTATAACGTCAATCGTGAATACCTTGGTAGCTAACATTAACACGCTTATAAACGGCGCTGTGAAGCTTTTGTACGGCATTATAGACGCGATCCCGATTATCATTAAAGCACTTGTACCGCAGATACCTACTATTGTTATTGCAATCGTACAAGCTTTAATTAGTCAGATACCCACTTTATTAAGTGGCGCGGTTGAAATGTTCATGGCTTTGGTAACGGGCTTGGGCGAAGTAGCAACCAAACTATTAGGCGAGCTTCCCGGTATTGTCAAAGGCGTAGTTAGCGGCCTTATGGATCCATTAAAGCAAAAGTTTGGTGGTATGTGGGATGCGGTTAAGGGCGTCTTCTCTGCCGTCCCGACCTTCTTTAAGACAGTATTTAGTAAAGCCTGGGAGAATATCAAGAGCGTATTTAGTAAGTTTGGGGACTTCTTCAAGGGCTTATGGAATACGATAGCAACCGCTTTTAGCGCTCTTGGTACTAAAATAGGCGATGCTATTAGCGGTGCTGTAAAAGCTGGTATTAACGGCGTTATATCGGCTATCGAAAACATAATTAACGGCGGTATCAAGCTGATTAACGGCGCTATCAAGCTAATTAACAAGATACCGGGCGTAAATATTAGCCAAATGAACTTGTTA